CACACCATCGGGAATGTGAATTCCATCGGCTCCGCAGAATCCGAATTGGTCTTGCGAGACCTGTCTCCGATAGACGCAATAGCGTTGTACACCAGGTGAATCTGGTAGCCGAACATGTCGCCAGCAGTACCACTCCCGATCAATGACCGGTATGACAGACCGAATCGCTTCGGCTTCTGGTTGTCGATGTAGAGACCTTCCGCCGTCTCCACAATTCCGATGCACTTGGAGAACTCATCGGGGAAGAAGTATGATGACACACTCCCTTGGAAGTCTCCAGGCAAGACGTCGGCCAGATAGATTCGGCCATCACGATACAGGATCTCGGATGAGTTACCGCCGCTTTCATCAACACCGATGAGACCGTTCCAAGCAACCGCGCCGTGGTCGGTTGTGTAAAGAACTCCTCGGTCTACTCCGTGCTGATAGTAGCGCTCATTAGGTGCATCCCAGTCAAGCATGTGGCCTCCTCTCAGCCATTAGTTCCGTACTGCGCTTTACGTTCGGCGTTGAGCTTCTTCCAGTCCGACATGGTTTCGCTGACAGACCGCTTCTTCGGAGGCTGCTGCTTGAAGTTGGCGATCTGGACCAACATCATCAGTCGGTTCAAATGCCAAGTCTCAGCCTCGAAGGGGATGGTCAGCGCGACCATCCAGTAGTAGATGAGTTCGCTTGTAACGATCTCACCAGTTCCCTTCTTGTTCTTATCGACCGGAACTGACGACGCAGTCTGAGAGTCATTCATGTACTCAGTCAGCTGGTCAAGTTGTTCCGGAGAGAGACGCAACACGAGTGTGGTGTCTAACACCGGGGGCAGAAGCATACATTCGAAGTAGTCAATCAACTCCGTGTGCGTCTTCTGCTTGTCGGTGATAAACGCCTTCTTGTGCTTTGCCTCCCATTTTGACAGGGAGAGAAGAGAGTGCTCAAACCGAAGTGTGACATCTGCTTCTCCGTCATGCACTTTAAGTTCGAGCACTCTCTTACCCTTCCTACAGATCGACTTAGACGAAGTCGATGAGCCATTCGGAGACGAAGACGCCGCCGAAGGTGTACGTCGCTTCCGGGTTGGCAGTGACGACGGTGTCGGTCGTGATCGGGACATCGCCCGTGACCACAACACCATTGATCTTGTACACGACACCCTCAACGTCCGGGATCGTGACCAGGTCGGTGGTGCTGTTGTACGTCGGTGCAACAGGGGTGACGATCTGCACACCGGTGTCGAGGATCTGGTCGACCTCGGCGGGCATGGGCAGACGCGGGTTGACTCCGGCGGTCCCATAGAGAATGGTCTCGAGCTGCGCGAGGGCAGCCGAGGAGACCAGCGGGTCGGTGGAGTCGATCTTGATGATGGCCGTGGGCTTCAGGCCACTGATGCCGGAAGGAACCGGAGTCGTGGTCACCGCCCAGCTGAAGGTCACAGGCTCCGGGGAGTCGTTGACCGTGGCGTAGGCCTTCTCGGATGGGCTGGCCTGAGCACCGTAGACCAGGTGCAGGATGTAGCCGAGGTCCTCGTTGAGGGCGTTGCCCTTCTTGGTCCGGTAGGAGAACCCGAACTGCGGACGACGCTGCTGACCCACCTGAAGACCACTGGCGGTCCGGTGGACACCGTCGAACTCGAAGAACTCGTCCGGAGCCGTGAAGGCCTCGATCGTGGCGGCGAACTCCTCAGCGGAGAACAGCGTCACGTAGTTGATGTTGTCGGCGTACTGCTTCTGCGCCTCGGCGCCCGACGGGCTCTCCGTGACTCCGGTGAGACCGTTCCAGGCCACACCGTTGACGTAGGCACCGGAGGCGTCCGGCATGTACAGAACGCCATGGTCGGTGCCGGTTTCGAAGAATCGCTCCTCGAGCTGATCCCAAACCAATGCGGACATGTTTCTTCCTTTCTAGAAGAACAGGTTGAACACGAAGTGGTTTAATCCGCTCGACACGTAGAAACGGTCGAACTTGACGTACGGTAGCCCCTCCACCAATTCGGGGATGAGACTGTCCGGGTTTCGGTCGATGACGATCACCGAGTAGCGCTTCTTGAGCCACCACAGTAAGTTATCCGCGTGAAATGCTGCAGATTCATCACGTGAATAGATGATACAAGGATACTCGAGAGCCGTGTTCGTCTTGGGTTGGAAATATGCGTCAGTGACGCCGTCCAATCCCTTCAGAATCCCATGCAGCTCTTCACGGGGTCGGGCCATTGTAGACCTCCCCGATGTAGATGACGAGACGGGGCCAGTCAACCACTGCCGAAGCAATAGTCCACTTGACCCCGCCATTCGTCACGTAGCGAATATCGTTGTAGTTCTCTTTGAGAACTCCATCTGAGAGGACGGAGATACTCGTCGTGGTTCGGTACTGCGGGAGTACTGAATCCTCTAAGACGAGCACCTCCGTCCGGTTCTCAACGGTACCGAGGTAATCTCTCTCGGTGATCACATCTTCCCAGACACCAGGCGCAGTCTCAGTCTGAACAGCGAAGCCGATCTTACCTGAATATCGCATGGCCTGGCCTCTAGACTGAGCCTAGGGCTCAGCCGTCGTAGCTGAACGTCCAGCTGTCGTGGATGTCGAGGTTGTCGCCGAAGTAGTAACCTGCGGCCGGCGAGGCCTCGATCTCCACGGACGGCAGCGTGGTGCCGTTCAGGGTGATGGTGGATGCAGGGGCCACGGTGGCACCCGTGTCGGTCCGCTTGAAGACCACGCCCGTCTGGGTCGGGATCGTGACGACGTTACCAGCGAAGGCCGGCTCGGTCGGGACGACCTCGACGTTGGTCGAGAGGGTGCTGCGGAAGAGCTGAGCCGAGTACGGCAGGGTCAGCGCGCCCGACAGGTAGGTCTCGATCAGGTACTTGTACTGGTTGAAGTCGATGTCGAAGTCGTCGAACAGCGTGACCTCGCCACCCCGGTTGGTACCGAAGTTGTAGTCGCTCAGGTCGAGCACGACTGCAAGCAGGTTGGCGTCGAAGAGCTCGGTGGGAACCCGAACGATCTCGCTGACGTCCATGTCGCCGGCGACCTCGGAGAGGTTCCGGTAGATCCGGTGGCCGAAGTTGTCACGGATCGTGAGCAGCTTCGACGCAGTCCGGTAGGAGAGGAACGCGGTCCGGTTGCCCGAACCCATGTAGAACTCCTGCGCCTCGGTGACCGTGTCCAGCAGGACGTTCCAGTCGTCGCCGACCGGGTTGGCCGGCAACGGAACGTCGAAGGTTCCGGTGTAGAGGTCGTGGTCGTTGATGACCGACCGGATGCCGTCACCCGAGGTGCCCGTGGGCTCCTGGATCTTGTCCGGGTCGTCGACCTGACGACCGTCGCCGAAGAGGGCCGCACGAGCGATTTCCTCGTCCAGCTTGCCGCGCATCTCGACCTTCATCCACGCGACGACGTCGAAGTCGGTGATGTCGATGATGTCCTGGCGGTCCAGCTTCTGCTTCTTGTAGACCATGGCCGGGCCGGTGGTCCGCTTGAAGACCGGGAACACCTCTTCGGTCTTCTGGTTGGCCTTGATGTAACCCTTGGCCCGAGCCTCGTCAGCCGTGATGTCGGCGTAGACGGTCTTGACCCGCGAGAAGGGCGAGTGGCTGGTGCCGGCCATGAACTTCTTGACCCAGTCCTGACGACGGTCCACGAAGGTGGGGGTGCGCATGAGCGCCTGAGCGTCCGGGAACAGGATCTCGATGTTCTCGATCCCGTAGTCGGCAGCGTGCATCAGCTCCTTGCCGGAGTCCGATCGCACCAGGTCCTTCAGCGAGTCCGCCTTGCCTTCCTTGGCACGGTTGAGGATCGCGGCCATGTCAGCGTGCTTGAGCTCCGGCAGGCTGTTGGCGGATTCGTTCTGCTTCGAGCGATCGAAGACGTTGCGGCTCATCTTGGTTCCCTTCTTGGAGGAGTTCGTGTCGTCGTGCTGGAGTGCCGGCTCCTCGGTGAGGGCCTCGGTGACTGCTTCGGTGACGATCGCATCGATGGTCGCATTGACCGCCGCTCGCTGGTCATCGTTGAGAGTGGCCAGAGTGTCAGCCACGGTAGCTTCTGCTGCCGGAGGATCAGCTGCAGCGGGCGGTTCTGCCGGAGTGTCGGCGTGCTTGAACTCGAAGCCGACGATCATGAGAGTGTCGTCCTCGTCCAGACCGTCGTGCATCAGGACGTTGGAGATGTTGGCACCAGGGTTCGCGCCCGCGAGCACGAGCGAGACTTCCTGGATGTCACCCCCGTGGACATTCAGACCTCGCTCCTGGAGGTTCTTTGCCCAGACCGAGAACTTGTCGAGGTCGCCGTGCTTGACCAGGATGTCCGCGTTCAGGGCTGCGGTCGACGAGTTGAGGTACGCGTCGCCCCACGTGCCATCTTCCTTGTCGGAGAGGATGACGTGACCGAGGACCTGACCCAGGTCGTCGTGGTTGTGCTGGTACACCAGGGGGACCTTCGATCCGTCCTGGTGCTTGAAAGCGCCCGGCATGATCGTACGACCATCGGTGCACTTCAGGTTCGCCTTGGAGACGTAACCACTGAAATTCGGTTCCATTTTGACCTTCCTTTGGTCGTACTACTTTTCGACCGGACCGAAGAGTCCGGCGAGTCGTTCGTTCTTCTTTCGCTGGGCTGCTTCCATCCGAGCATTGAACTGCTCTTGAGTGACGAGGCGGCTGTCCTGCTTCATGATCTTGGAGATGCCTCGAGGAGGTGCTACGATGCTGGAGCGAGCTCCAGTGTCGCCGACAGACTTGGCAGCGTGGATCTCCGACATCGGCGTCTTCAGCACGTCCTCTGTCGAACTCGGTTTTGCATCCGCCTTAGCTTGCTTGGCTACCGCAGCGCCTGTACTAAGACCTGCGAGAAGTGGACCACTGACGTACTTGTTGGCCACGCCATTGGCGATCGTCTGAAGCTGGTTCTCAGCAGTCTGCTTCATGACCTTGACCGCTGTGTCCTTCAGCCAGTTCGGCTGAGCCTCGTTCATCTTGTTGATCTTGGCGAGAGCGTCGGTCCTGGCGTTGAAGAACTTCAGGTCCTGCTCCGTCATGTCGCTTGCCTTGCCCGACTTAGCCTGAGAGGCCAGCCTGGAGTAACGATCCGACGACGATTCTCCAGAGGCAGCACCAAAGGACTGGTGGTGCTCTGACGCAGCCGGCTTTGCAGCATGAGCTTCGGGAGCCTTGGACGGGGCAGAAGCCGTAGCCTTCTTAGCAGCTCGGGCTCTCAGAACTGAACGTGGGTTTCGAACGCCCCACTTCATGCCCTTGACTCCGGACATCACTGCATCCTCCGGGTCACGCTGGTGGAGGCTGAGGTAGTCCTTGACCATTATCCACCTCCTTTGGCGGGATCTCTGGTGCCGACACTTGATCACTCATTGGCATGTTGGGGTTGACCAACATGTTTGCGCCCGGCTGATCCGAAGGCCTAAAGCCGATCTTCGGTCGGAACTCGTTCGCCGTGACGACAGCGTTCCGAATCAGCTTATCCGCAACCTCTGCCAGCTCACTGATCGGAATCAGCTTCAGCGGGTCACGGTAGATCTCGATGGAATGGCCCTGAGTACGAGCCGTCTTGGTGAGGAACTTCCGCTTGATCTCCAGAGACACCGCCGTAGCGATGGGCTCCTGAGTGCGGTCGTAGTAGTTGTTGATGGCGTCCTGCGTGGCCGTCCCGTTCATGATCTCGGGAGTGATACCAAGCTGGGCGTACAACTGGGTGTACAGAAACTGGATCTGCTCGAGAAGCTTGTTCTCGATCGGGCGGTTTAGCTGGATGACCTTCTCGGAGACATCGATGTAGCCGATGCCAAGCTCGTCATCCTTGAGCTGTGCTGCCAGATCTGCTCTTCGCTTCTCGGCCTGCTTCTGTCGAGAGTCGCCACGAACTGTGTAGGGCAACTGGAAGATCAGGTCGAGCTTTCCAGAACCCGCAGCCTCATCGATGGTATCGAGGAGGGCCAACTTACGGATGAGCCTTTGGAGAACTCCACTAGGCTCGTTCATGATGTTGTAGAACGGATTCTCGATGATGGCTACCTGGTCTTTGGGAAGCGTGACCTGTTTCATCACACCACCATTGACCAACTTGCCGTCCTCATCAACCTCACGGTCATCATAGATCTCAACCGTAACACGACGAGGGTACCAACCCACAACCCTCCCTACGCGCATCGCCTTGATGTCGTAGCTTGTGGTCTTAGAAGGGT